GAGCGTGTTTTTTTTACATTTTGGTAAGGTGTACCTGAGTGTGCATTTTAACAACTTTATAAATTACTACCGGGTCGAAACCGGCTTTGGCGACCAAATTTGGTGTCTAGCTAGTAATTTAATAAAATTCTCTTAAGTTCTAAAGTGTTTTATGTTTTATGAACAACCAACAATGGAAGGAAATACTAATAACAGAGGAGGAGACCGAACTCTTAACGGAGGAGGAGCTCCAAATCGTGTTACCACGTATGAGACGATCCGACAATGTTATACCGCGCTCAATCTTAAATTGGATCCGTACCCGGAGACCAGAGATACTGTTTATAATAGCGCCCGTAATTATACTGCTCCTTTTAATAGTTGGCTCATGGCTTCTGGTTACAAAGTTGCCAAATATGGACAGAAAGACATACCACCACTTGAAACCGGAAACCACACCTACACCTCCGCCATACACACCGAATGGGCCACAAATGAAGGACCTGTAATTGTTAGTACCAAGACCAAGGCTACAATAGTTAAAGAAGCTAAAAATATGAATTGTTTTGATATATTCAGGCAGGTCAGATCCCACTTACCACAAACTCAGGCTCTACTATCGCTAGGAGACATTCAGATAGATGAGACGGATACTGATGAGGAAGATTTATATGACTATACTAATTTAGATTTGGCCATTCGGAAAATAGAGAAGAGTCCCCAGTGGCAGATGGAAGAATTTGGAGAAGATGAAGACGACTGGGTATATGATTACACTCATTTGGATTTGGCTATCCGAAAGATGGAGAAGTTGCCCCAGAAACAAGATGAAGTACCAGAAAAACAGACTGAAACAGGTGATAACACGCAAGGATCTGAACAAGCTCAAAATACTATTGTCACACATGATCAACAAGTTTCTACTATAAAACCTTATTTTCCTCTAGATAGATCAGGTAACTTAAGTAGTTCAGAAGGTTTTTCTACATTTCCTGATCTAACAGATCGATGGATGCCATTGGATACACTCAAAATTTCTACTGAGGACGCCCAAGCTAAATTGCTTAAGTCTTACTACTTTCCAGAAGCTATTTATTCCGCTATAAAATGTGCTCCTAATTTGGCACCTTTTGAGACATATATCTATGGTAGAATGGATATAGCTATTAAAGTACTAGTCAATGCTAATAAATTTATGTGTGGAAAACTACTAGTTTCATCCAAATATGATTCATACCAAGCCGATGATGTGCAGTCAGGCTATCAATCTGCCCTGCAGAGGAATCATGTTATCTTGGATTTAAATGCCAATAATGAAGCTCAGTTAGATATACCGTTTAGGTATCACCGCCCATATGTTAGACTCTTAAATAAAAATATGAGTAAAGGGGTCAGACCTAGTAAGTATTGTTCCTTATATTTTCATGTACTAAGCCAATTGCAAACTGGTAAAGATGGACCAAGTGATTGCAATTTTAGAGTAATGTTTAAATTAAGAAATATAGAATTTGCTGGTATGTCTTATAGGGTTAGTGTACAGATGGATACGGGTAATAAAGAAACTAACGATCCAACTAATAATTTTAACCCTGTTCTAGACAATAGATTTCTTCAAACTTTAGATTTGCACACTAATTTTAAAGACCTTCTACGGCGACCTTGCTTGATAATAGACACAGCTACATTAAACTACACCAACACGGGAGCTTTTTTCATACCATTACAACCACCAAACAGAGACTGGTTACCTATGAATAACGGAGTTGCCAATAATATTTGGTCACCAACCTTACAAGCTTCAACACACATGGCTATTACAAATTTATTTCGGTTATGGCGTGGAGGTATGAGGTATACTATAGTTGTTAAGGAAACAGATTATCCCATATATGTGTCCTTAATCCCGCACTCTGGAGTTAGATACATGGGCAATGCAGAAATTTTTAAGAACACTGCATGGCCATTGTATGGAATGAATTTTATTACTGAAATAATTAATCCTAAAGTTAATAGTACAGTTACTATTGAGGCACCATATGAAACAGAGAATACATGGTCTTTGATATGGGAAGAACAACCACGACGTAACTATACTTGGCGCGACAAAGGAGACACAAATGCAGGACATTTAGCGATAACTTCCCACGCACCTACAGGTCCTCAAATAACTGTATGGTGGCATGCAGCAGATGATTTTGAATTAGCTAATTTCTATGGTACACCCAATACGCTGTTTAATGGATGGAAATATCGCTATGCTGATACTGATGGCCCTACAACCCAAGGGTTTGGTATAGAAGATTTAGTTACCCCGCCAACACAAAGAGCTCTGCGGGAGGTACTAAAGGGAGCGGAGAATGCTATAGACCAACTAGGAGCAAATAGTAACAGGGATAAACCACCTGACTTACAACTACTTTCAGTAGTACCGCACCCTCGAAAGAATTTTGCTAGTGGTAAAGGCCCTATAGATGTAATGCCTTTACGATTAAATCCATACACAGCTACTAACTATCAAGATATAGTAGTACCACAAGATGAGCCAAAGTCATTTTATGATTTGGGTCGGATTTGGTCACTCTACAAATCATTCCAATGGTCTAAAACTAATACAATTGACACCATAATAGGAGACATGATAATTGACCCATGTTGTCGGAATTATAGTGGAGACTACTCAGGGGAACCTACAGGTTTGGAATATGCCTTAGGTAATTATTGTTTTTGGTCCGGTGTTATCGAATTGAGATTTGATTTTGTTTCCAATAGTTTCCACACAGGAACAGTTCAAATTAGTGCAGAATTTGGACGTACAACGAGTGCCACAGATTTATGTCAGTCTAGTTCAACTTACACTAAAATTTTCCATTTGGGTGAGCAAAAGACATGTAATTTCAATGTGCCTTATATATATGACACAGTTATGAGACGAACTACTGCCAACCTTATAAATCCATATAATAAGGCAGAAACAAACAAAACCATCAAACAGAGAGCATTAACTGTTGCACCCCTGAGTCAAACGCATGTTAAAGTTAGAGTTATAAATGAGTTACGACCGGTTGCTTCCACCCCACAGAGTATCGAAGTACTTGTATTCATGAGAGCAGGGAAAAACTTTGCAATGAGAGGACTAAAAGGATTTTCTTACATACCCATCCACCTAAACCCAGGTGTAGATGACTTTCCAGGCAATAGTTATGCTCCTCCAGATCCATCAACATCTGGGACTCGTAGTAAGAGAGAGGTTGAGGACCCATTTAAGTTTGATATACCAGAAGCAGAACGCAATGAGTGGAATGAATATAAGAGTGAATGTGTAAAGAGTCCTCAAGATAAGAGTATGCCAAGGGTTCAATGTATGGATGCATTTGATATATGGCATGACTACTGGGATCGTTTGACTCGCCCTATGAAGTGGGATTTTCGGCATAAGGTGAGTCCTTCTAAGGAAGTGACTGACTCCGCTAAAGAGGTATTGATTACAGCTAGTCTTGCTAGTATACCATATGTTGGTACACCACTCGCAATAGCACGTACCACCACCCGTATTATGAATAACGTAGATAAAGTTAGTACTCAAATGCAAGCAACTATGTTAGAAGTGAATAAGACTATGGAAGAAGTGAGTACTCAAATGCAGGAAACTATGACTACAGCAAATGAGACTATGGAGACAGTTACTTCTGCAATAGAACACTTGTCATATGGTACAGCAGAAAAAATTACAGAAGTCACAGATTCCATTATAGATACTAATAATAAACTACAAGCCCTAATAAGTGGTTCACAAGATCACATGACCACTATCATGCAGACTATTAGGGATATAGTAGATAGAATTGTAGGAACATCAACAACTTTGATATCATGGGGACCCCTTTTATTTGACACATTTTTAGATATAGTTAACGCTTGTATTCATAGGACCTGGAGTAGTGTTGGCATTATTATTGTTAGATTTATTTCAAAAGTTTTTACCGTTACTACTAGTATTTTATCACAGATAACCACTTTAGGTAATAACATAGGGACCCATCTCAGCCAGCTACTACAACCTTCTATGCCACATACTCAAGCTGAAGTACAGATAATACCAAATATAGCCGGTATTTTACTTGCAATTGCAGGTTTAGTTACTGGTGCTCACTTAAGGCAACAACGTTACCTCTCTATACCACAGACAATACTTGAAACCATATGTAATAGTAGGGGAATCTCTTACATACTTGGAGTTATAAGATTAGTTGGTATAGTTTTTAACACCTTTAAAGATTATGTCTTGGAATGTTTCGGTTATGTTAATCCAGAGGTTAGGGCATTACGTATGTTGGCTGATCGCTCCACCATAGTAGAAGACTTTGTTAGAGAAGCTCAAATTATAACGAGTGAATCTAATACTGGTTTATTGTCACGACCTGATTATAGAGTTAGAATGTGGAAGACAGTATTGCAAGCACATCAGATTCAAAGATTAATTATTACAGCACCTTCTTCAGTAGCTATTGGTCCACTTTACAGATTAACAAATGAAGTCATTAAGTTTGGAAATGAGAAATTTCTAGATTTGGCAGCATCACCCGTGCGTTATGAGCCTTTTGTTTTTATTAATGGTGGAGAGGCAGGGATCGGTAAATCTTTTATGACTGAGAAAATAGCACAAACTCTTTTGCAACGTATTGGATGGACAGCACCCAGTTCTTCACACATCTTCTATAGGTGCTCAGGTGAGAGATTTTGGAGCGGTTACCGTGATCAACCTGTTGTGGTTTATGACGAGTGGTTTAACACTAATGATAGTCAACGATGTGCAGACCAAATTGTAGAGTTTATGAAATTGAAGTCAACATCACTCTTTATACCTGAAATGGCACATTTAGAAGAAAAGAAAATTCACGGGAACCCTTTAATAATTATCATAAACACTAATAACATTCAACCAAATTTGTCTGATTATGCTAGAGAACCTAATGCAGTTATGCGCAGGATGGATGAGGTGTTTCAAGTTAAACTCAAACCTGATATTTCTAGGGAGGAGCTTACTAATCCGGACAATGCCAGTAGGTTTGCTGATTTTCACCACTTAACTTTTATGAAATATGATAAAAGATGGGTAGGAGGTAATGTTTCATATGTCAGTAATCAAACAGAAGCCAACTATGATAATTATATCACTTATTTAAGCAATCAATTTGCTAGATATCATGCAAAAGAACTTAAGTTGGTGCAAAGACGTATGGAGGCTCTTCCAGGTTTTGCTGAATCAATAGCAAATGGAAACATCCAGTCTGACCCATTCACACTATTTTATGGTTTGAATCACCAATTAATGACAACACCTAGTTTATCTCAAAACAGTTGGACCCCTTATGAACAACTAGAACAAGCCGTTAATATAATAGCGCAACATATGGAACAACGAGAGGAAAATCCGGCCTTGGTGCTCCCTAGTTTTATGAGTTGGGATCAGGCGGTAGCAGCAGCCCATAGCCAGAATGATTATTTGGCCCCAGGTGAACATGAGGTAAATAGAACATTTGTTGTTGCTGGTATTCTTATGGATGGATCCCTACTTAATTACATAGCCACAGCCACTAAACCTACAATATCACGATGGTTACAAGAGATTAGAGATACAGGCATATCATATCAGTGTACGGTATGTATGGATTATGTTAGATGTGTGTATGAATGTGAAAACAGTACGAGTGAGACACGGCATGTAGTATGTGCTGACTGCTACACTGGACTACTAGGTATTAGTAGTACTAGTCAACCTAGCTGCCCTGTTTGTAGATCTGGACATCTACGACCAATTTTAGCTGAATTTGATGTGTACAGTATGAGTATATGGAAAAGGGCTTTGTATTATGGTTTATTAACCGTAGAAACACTACTGGACACAATGATTGAATATTACAATATGAGAAGAACACATTGGATCACTCATGGTTTCATAACATGGGCTATTAGTTTTGCAATGCAATGTTGTGACATGCCTATTGAATCTGTCTTATTTTTTTCAAGTTATGTTGTGTCTATGCGAACTGCCATAGCTATAAATGTTTTAAGTTCAGTTATGACTCAGTCGGATAACGGTTTGGAATTGTTAGATAGTGATTCAGACGATGAAGGTGGTTCTCAAACAAGTGTGTGGGATACCCCAGAAAGACCTGATACCGAGCCAGCTGAGTTAGTATCAGAGCCTGATGCATTTACAGCTCGTTTGCCTGATAATTTTAAGGAATATTTGATCACCCATTTCAAACCCCAACTTGTCTGTAACCATTTGTATCTTACCGACCAGAACGTAAATACCGTATTGTTACAAGGGGACACAATTTCAGTTTTTGACACTTTAACACATAGTAGAATTGATTTTGATTACCATTGTTGTGACGCAAGGTGTGCTACCCTTCATGCGGATAGAATAGTCACAATCTATCGTGAATTTGCTCGTAGGAACTACCTACACTTACGAAATACGATTATACAATATCACAATAGAAGATTAGAACAAGCACTAAATGAGATACCCACACCTTTAAGGCCAGCTTGGATTGATACCAGTATAGCTAAATGTATGGATAGAGATTGGTGGTATTACTTGTCAACATCTTTAGATTATATTAGAACACCACTACTTGTTTTAACTGGTATGACTGCTGTCATTGGAGGGGTTATATACGCATATCAGGCCATTGTTAGTCTCTCATCACAAATATCACCTGAATCTGGCCCAATAGGCAGTGAAGAGATACAGGCTCGTCAGAGTCGAGTAGCAGCACGACATGTAATACAGCCACGCAGTTATTTTGCGCAAAATGCAAGAGAAGAATTGATAGATGCTAGTGCACCTCCAGATGCATTTAAGTCTATTCAAAAGAAAGTAGCCCTGAATACTACTGCCATCAGTATAGTAACTCCAAACGGCAAACATCAACTATTATATGGAACGGGTTTATTTGGTTTTGTTTTATTAATACCTCGTCATTATTATAAACACATAGTAGAACACATAGCAAAAGGAAGTACTTTAACAGCTTATAGAGTACAACAACCACAGAAAAAGATCGAATTAAAATTAACGTTAAACGACATATATGCTAGTGATGTTACTGATATAGCATATATGCGTATGCCACCTTCTTTTAATGCTTATAAAGACCTGCGCAATTATTTATGCACAGCTGATGATATCAATGGTAATTTACCATCCGAAGCCCTTTTCCTATCTAATCCTGGTCGCTCTCACACAACAATGCATAGTATTAACATTGACTTGTATGGTGTATCTAAGAAACAAACTGTAATGGATGAATCCACCTATTTTGTAATAGAAGATGCTCTACACTATAATTACAGCGAACCTGGAGCTTGTGGTTCTTTCATTTTAATAGAAAACACACAGAGACCTATTGTAGCCATGCATGTAGCAGGTACAGGAACTCGCACATCAGGAGAGGGATGGGGAGTTTTACTCTTGAAAGAAAGTCTTGATAGTCTACCCGCTACTTTACCAAACTCCCAGGGTATTGCTGAGATGGTGGATTTGGATCTGCTGCCATTATCTGAAATGAAATTCATTTATGAAGACGACACAAACATCTTATACTTAGGAGCTTTACCACCTGAAAAAGTCCCATACATACCAACAAAAAGTAAACTGGTCCCATCACTAGTGTACAAGGAATCAGGTTTGGAAGTTGATATAGAACCAGCCATCCTATCACGAGACGACAAGCGCTACCTACATAAAGAAACACCTTTGTGGGCTGGAGTAAAGAAACACGGGGTTACTGTTAAGGAAATCCCTAATGATATGGTAGATAGCGTTGGTGAATGGTATTGGGACGGATGGTTGAGTAAAATGAAACCGTCAGTACTAAATCCAGCACCTTTGAATCTTGATCAAAATGTATGTGGACTTGATATAGATCATTATAACGGTATAGACTTACAAACTAGTGTAGGATTCCCTTATATAGTTAACAATAAAGATAAGAAAAAGAAATCAGATTATATAGAAGTTATTAGAAATGACCAACTTAAACCCATAGCAGTAAAATGTATAGACCCCGCAGTGATTACTGAAATGGAGCTTTTCGAAATGCATGCTAAGAACAATAGAGTATATCCAAGTATTTTTATAGATACTCTTAAAGACGAGAAAAGACCTAAAGATAAATTATTGAAACTTGGAGGTACCCGTGTTTTTTGTAATGGGCCCTTACATAATGTTTTGTTGGTTCGCAAATATTTTCTACATTTCATTGCTGCCTTTATGAAAAATAGACATCAGTTATTGCATGCTGTAGGTGTTAATGCTTTAAGTGATGAATGGACACGTATAGCTAATGCTCTACTAACTAAAAACACACAAACGTCCACCCTAGACTATCATAATTTTGGTGCAGGATTCTCGGCTTTAGTTGCTCAAAAAGCTTACGATTTAATATTACGTTGGACCAAGCAGCATGTAAAGAATCATGACGGTACTGACTTAGATATGCGAATACTCGTAGCACTCACTCATGATTGCTTGAATTCTACCCATGTTGTGAATAACACAGTTTACATGCAAGGTTGTGGATCACCTAGTGGTTCTGTGTTTACCACTACAATAAATACTATGGTTAATATATTATATTTATTCCTTTCAGTTAAATATTATTATAAACCTAACCCTACAAATTATATGCATCCTGTATCATTCATCAAAAATAATATGGCTATTTATGCTTACGGGGATGATTTGATCTTCTCTGTGAGTCCGCAGTACATAGATCAGTTTAATTCTGTTACTATTTCTGAATTTCTGGCCCAATATAATATAGTAGCAACAGATGCAGGTAAGATGTCTACTATTATTCCTCACTTACCCTTAACAAAAAGTACTTTTCTTAAACGTAGATTTAATCCACACCCTACTCACCATGGTTTATTTTTGAGTCCTTTGGAAGAGTATAGTATAAAATCGTGTACTCAGTGGGTCTGGAAATCAGTTAATAAAGCAAATGCTACTAGAGTGAACGCAGCAGCAGCTCTATTAAATGCACATGGTTGGGGACCAAAATATTACGCTAAGTTTAAACATTTGCTTAATAATGCGCTTGTTAAAAAGAAAGTAGAACCACTTGCTCTCCAGTGGCAAGAAATAGATGAACAGTTCTTTGAAACAGGTTTAGATAGTATGTATGATGATATTATAAATGATAATTAATAACGTTATGCAAGTGTATTGTTTTTCTTTTATTAGTTAGTCTGCATGGTTAAATATTAATAAAAAAAA